GCATTAATTTTACCAGAGCGGAAGGTGTCTGCTTGAGTAATTGTTCTAACTTTAGGTAATTGTATTTTACTAAAGAAAGATCCTTTTTTCATTACCTTACCAAGATCTTGTTTAAATGCTGCTTCTAAACTAGGTGCTATAAATCCTCCTATCTTAAGTCCTTCTTCATTTTCAAAAGCAGATGTCTTTTCAAAAGTACTAGCAATTTTATCACTCATCTTGTCGTAGAATGATTCTATTTCTGTTACTATATTTTCAAGATCATTAACTACTGATTTTACTCCTGGAAAGCTTTCGTATCCTTCAGCCCAATCTGCTAATCTTACTGTAGCAGCTTCTGTTATTAAACTCTTTTTAATTATAGTCTTAATAGCTTCTTTAAGTTGCTTTTCCTTTTCTTGTTCTTTTTCTTTAGCTTTATCGTAAGTAGATTTCTCACCAGCTAATCTATCTTGAGTATGAGCTTGTTGCATTCTTTTCATTGCATAACTCTCATCTTTACCCATTGCTTTTTTGATAGCTTTATCTTTAGCAGCCATATAATCATCTCCATCGATGTCTCCATCTCCGTCGTGATCTTTACCTTTCTTTTCTCTCATATCAGAAGGACCTTCATAGTTGGCATCGATATAGTTGTGAAACTCATCCATTGGATCAGCTCCATCTAAAATATCTTGTCCGTGCATATCTATAAAGTCATCAACAATACCAGATGTTATTTCTGGATGCATTGTTTTGATTTGTTTTACTGCACCAAGTAGGGTTGGGTTAGAAAGTTTTTCAGTCAGTCTTTCTTTTATTGAATCTAAATCATTATAGAAGTTTTCTCTTTCATCGTCTCCCATTTCGTCATTTGACTTAGGAGTACCGTCTTCATGTTCTCCTGCTCTTCTTTCTTTTATTCTCTGAACTGCTGAAGATATTTGTTCTTCTGTATACCCTTCTTTAAGTGTAGCGTTCTTAAGACCGTTAAATGTATCTGTTGCAGCTTCTCCTCTTTTTACTTCTACTTCTTTGTCATGTTTATCAACTTTATTTGATTCACCTGCCATAAGATCTAAGTAATGAGTAGGATTTTTTTCAAGATTAGCTTTTGCTTTTTTCTCTGCTGCAAGATATTCTGCTGCATTTACAGTAATTGCATCTGCTTCACCTAATTCTGCTCTAATACCTCTATCTAAGGCATCAAGAGAATAAGTAAGTGCTGGTTTTTCGTCGTAGATTTTAGCTTTAGTTGTAGAAGTTTTTGATGCTTCAAACAACATATTACGTGTTTGTAAAATTTGTACTGTCGAATCAAATCCATCGAAGTTAGAAACAAACATAGGAAACTGTTGTCTCATTTGACGAACAAATTCCTTTTTTGCCATAGTACCTTCCAGTACGGCATTATATTTTTCTGTTACTGTTGTATTTCTCATAAGTAGTCAAATCCTTTAGTATGTGATGGACGTTTTGGTCTTTTTATCTTTTTATATCCTTGTTTAGTTAATGTCTTAGTAGCTCTATTTGAACTAGACCTACTAAAAGCAGATGGAGTTGCATATTGAGCTCCAGCACCTGCAGTGAAAGAAGCTCCTCCTACGTTTGTGGTATTTGCTTCATCCAATTCATTTAGTACCTCTTTTACCAACCCAACTAGTTGTGAACGTGTCATAGACTCTTCAACTCATTTACTAGTTCGTAATACTGCATTAAATTAACTAAATGATTATCTGTAATCTTACTCTTATTAGAAACAGGTTTGATTAACTTAGATACTTCATCTAGTTTAATTCTTGTAACTTCATCAGTAACTTTAGAAGAAAGATTTCGTATAGCAGAAGCTATTTTATTGAATTCTTCACTAACTAAGTTTCGTAAACGTGATTGTGAGTTAACCGAAGTAATAAACTCTTTAAGAATGTTTTTTTGTTCTGGTAGTAGATTTTTATACTTAGAGTTAAATTTTTCTAATAAAATTTTAAATGTAAGTAACTTTAAATCTTTATCGTATTTAGAATATTCCTCTATCAATGTATCTTTTACTTCATCTTTATCTTGTTTTACCAAAGTAAGGTGTTCTAAGATAGTTGTTTTGTTGTCTATAAGAACTTGAGGGTCAACTAAACTATTGTTATTTTGTGCTTCTAAAAGACAATACAAAGCTGCTAACGGTTTATAGTTGCTAACTTGCATACTGAAAAATCCTTCTACATCGTAAGCTTCTTTAATATCAGATATAAGTTGATATTTTTGAGCTTTAAGTGTCTTGATGTTTAACCTTCTTGACACCTCAGTAATGGTTGAAAGAATAGCTTCAGCCTTAGATTGAGATACGTTTTGATTTTTAGCAATAAATTCGTACAATCTATACTCTTTTGCAAGAGTAGATTTAGCACTAAAATGTTTCTTAATTATGTGTACCGCAGCTGAATCCTTATTATCTAATGTATCAGCAGCAATTTGCTTAACAAGTAGTTCAAAGATTAATCCAGTATTACGGTATTTCGAGTGTTTTATCTTCATTATACACGTTTACTCTTATAAATATGTCTAGTTACCTAAATCCTTTATGTTACCTTCATCTAGTAACTTACTATTGTCTTCAACTTTATTTTCAAAAACTAAGCTTTTTAACATATCCTGGTTTTGTAAGTAAACTGTATTAGCAAGTGTGTTCTCCATTACGTTTTCATTATCGGAAGGATAACCACCTTTCATACCATGTTGGCCTAGTGGATCACGTCCTCCCAATGGTCTTTCTTGTGTGCCGTAAATAGAGTGTTTTTCTGTTGGTCTACCACCTTCTGGTCCTGGTTGATCATATTGATCTTCTGTTTCAGAATACCCTGCTGGTATTTCACCAGGTCCTCCTCCTTTTGGAGTATTGGTAGCTCTTCTACCGTACATTGATGCAAGATCATGTGGTGTACCGTAACTAACTCCTGACTTAGCAGGATCATTACCTTCGTTTTCAATTTGAGCTAATCTAAAGAATCTTTTCGAATCTTCGTTAACTAAGTCTCTCATCTGCATATACTGATCTTCTGACATATCGAAAATGTTCTCGTAGATATAATCTGAAGAGAATAATTTTGTGTCCTTCATTTGATTAGCAAGATCAATCTTCTCTTTTAATAGAGCTACTTTTTCTTGTTCAAATATAATTGATGGAGTAGTTAGTTTGAGGTCAAAATTAGTTAAGCTTTCTCCTGTAAAACCTTGAGTGTAAAGGTGTACTAAAGCTATTTTAGTTAATTCTGATTCTAATATCTTCTGTATTCTTTCTACTGAACGTGCAAATCTAATATCTTCTGCTGCTAGAGTAGCTTTACCTGAAAGATCTCCTTCATATCCGAAGTAAGCTTTTGGTATCTTTAAAGCAGCAAACATTTTTTCTTGTAAGTACCTAACATCGGTAATACCGTCATAATCTAATCCTTTTGTAGTTTCAATACGGGTAGAAGAATCACCACCTCTTACAGGTAGGTAAAAGTCTTCCATCATATTCTGTATGTTAAACTTAAGATTATATTGACCATCATCTCCTACATAAGGAGTCTTTTTCATACTGTTGATAGTCTTTTGCATGAACTGATCAACTTCGTTAGGTGGTATAGAACCTACATTAATATAGAACATTCTCTTTTCTGGAGCTCTCATAATCCTGTGTATGAGCATTGCATCCTCCATTAAGGTAAGTTGCTTATGTATTTTTCTTGCAGGTTCTAAATATGATCTACCATAAGGTAGGTAAGCAGTATCTGATATAAGTCTAAAGTGAGCTACTTCGTAATTATCGAACTCTACAATTTTCTTTTTATTGTTTTTTGCAAATCCGTATTCAGGTCCTTGTGATGCTGCTAATCCATCAGGATCTAATTTGAAACTAACTTTAGCAGGGTTTTCAGGATCGGTACCTTCTTCTCTTATAAAGTTATAAACAGTGTAAGGTAGTACGTTGTAAACTCCAAACTTTTCAGCTATCTCTAACTTTAAGAAAAAGTCTCCGTATTTACACATATTTCTAGTCCATGACCATAAATTAAATTCTATGTTTAGGACATCGTAAAATAAGTTATAAAGTACCTTTTGTATATTTTCATCTGAAGACTTAATAGAAAGTATTTCTCCTTGATCACTTTTTACTGTAGCTTCATCTGCTATAATATCTAATGCAGAAGCAAGTATAGGATCACTGTCCATTGCTTCGTAATCTGTATAAAGTTGAATTCTTAATGTTTGGTAATTAAGATTTGGGTTATATACGTTTTTATGGTTGTATAAGTATAGTCGACTAAATCTATCTATAAGAGAGTTAGTTTGGTATCTACCAGTAGTTTGAATCTGGTTAACATCTGCAACCTTAAGTTCATCTCCACCTATATTACGTATTACTACGTCAGATGAAAATAATCTACTCAGTCTACCAAATAAGGATTTATCTGCCATTAAAAGTCATTTTATATAAATAGTCTAGTTAATCAACCAAGAGATATCTTCTTCACCATCTCTTGTCTTTATAAGATAAGGATTATTCTGCAGGTTACCAACTGATGTTATAACTGCTGGGTTCCTTGCATTGAGGTTGTTAAACGATGATAGTTGAGCTCTAGCTAAATCAATACCTTGCTGTCTCAATTTTAATGCTGTATCTCTAACATAAAGTGCAGTAGCACATGCCATTATAAGGTCATCATTGTACCTATCTTGTGCTTGAGCTTTACCATTTTTCCAAACGAATACTCTCATTTCACTCATTAACCTTTTTGATTGTATTGTAATTGACTTATCTCTTACGTATTCAATCATTTTAGCAATTACTAAAGGTCTTGTTCTAGAAGACATTGTAAATCCAGGTACGAGTTTATCTCTTTCATACTTATGCATATATGATTCGACTGTCTCTTGGTTACTTGTTGAACTGTAATATAGGTTTCTGTATTCTCTTTCCATTACCTGTTCTATTGTAGCCCAACCTATATTGGCATTTTCCACCACTAACAACGCTTCGTTATACTCAGTAGCTAATCCAACTAAAAAGTTACCATAATCTTTAGGTGATATTTTACCTTTATATTCTGCTACCTGAGTACAAGTTTCTATATCAAACACATGACATGCAGAATAATCTTGAGAATCACCTCTTGCTACGTCAGCCACTACCATATATGATTTACTATAATCAACTCCTTCCCATACCCATAAGTTACTATCTAATCCTCTTCTTTCTAGTGGTTCCTTATCGTATGTTTGTTCGTAAAAAGCCATATCTTCAGGTTCAAATACCGTATCTCCAGAAGCTAAGAAATCACAATCACATTCTTGACCAGCCATTCTAGGGCCTAAATCTGCATCTTGCTGTTCTCTCCATCTTTGGTCTCTTTCTGGATGAACTGTCCATGGTAGTCTAATAGGTAAAAAACTATTTTCTCCAGACTCAGCCTTTTCCCATGTTTGGTGGAACCAGTTACCTATACCATTTGGTGTAGATAAAGCCATACACTGACCTCCTGTAGCTAATGTTTGTTGTGCTGCTGTAAATGTATCATCAACATTCTCAATAAAAGCTGCTTCATCCATTAGTAATAATGATACTGCTTCTGATCTTGCAGCATCAGGTGATGAAGATTTAGCTTGTACTTTAGATCCGTTCTTTAGACGTAAAGATAATTTATTTTTTTCAACTGATGGTAGTTTTAACCATTTAGGTAGTTCATCATACATAAAGATTACCTTTGTAACAAGGTTACGAGCTGTAGCTTGAGTGGTTGCTAGTGCTAAGATATTTTTATCTTTATGAAATAACATTAACCATAAGGTGTATGCAGCAGCTAAGGTAGATATACCAAGTTGCCTAGACTTCAAAGTAATTAAGTATTGATTGTCTTTAAATAAGTGGAGTACTTTTTCCTGAAAAGGATAAAGGTTAAATAAGATCCTACCTCTAGTTGGGTGTTGTATGTGGCAATACTTCTTCATGAAGTACGCCGGATCTTTTCCGCACTTTATATACTCTTGTGCAATTATTTTTTTTATGTCTTGTGCCATAACTTAGATACCAAATACTTTACTGTAATTTAGTCCTATCTTACTTTGCTGTATTGTGGTGTGATTTAAAACATTTTCGTGGTTTTGTAACATTTTTTCGTCTATTTGAAAAAACGCCATAGAACCTTCTTTTTTTAAGTTAACTAAGTATCCTCCAAATCCAGGTTTAATACGTAATTTTTTACTAAGTAACTTAGTTAACATTATTCCTGCAGCAGCAGCAGGGTCAGATGTATTTCCTACATACTGTTTAACCTGATTAACGTTATCGTATATAGATTTAAAAATGTTGAATTGGTTAGCTAACTCTTCTAAATTAGGTAGGTTAGAAAATTTTGTAAAACTTTCAAATGCAAGTGGAAGTTCTTTACCCAAAAAATTAGTAGGGTTCATTATTTTACCTTCTAAGTCTTGAGTATTTAAAACTTTTGTCAACGCATTTAACCCAAAAAGAATAGTTAAGAGAGAGACTTCTTCTTTAAATTCACTAAATCTTCCAAGTCCTATTTTAGCAGTATGACTACCTTCCGCTTTTACTTCAACTCCTACTCCATCGAAAAATAAATCTGCTCCTCCTCCTTCTCTACCTTCTGTAACGTTAATATTACTGTTAGAGTAATTATAAAGCCAATATAGAGATAATTCTCCTGCTCCTACACCTTTAGAAGCAGTTCCAGTTTTGGCTGCTGGTGGTGCTTCGTCCCATAAGGCTTCCCATATTTTTTTATCTTCACCTTTTACATTATTATAAAAAGACTTTCCTCCTCTACCGTTAAACTTATATGTGTTTTTAGATAAAGGTATACCTCCTTGTGGACTTAATAAGTTTTCTTTTTTTAATTGAGCTGTGATGACATTATCATATGAGTCTGAGCCTTCGAATAGTATAGGTTCTTCTTTAATATTAAGTTCTGAAATAAGAGCATCTAAAATAGCTTTATCTTCAGGATTTTTAATATTTGGAATACCGGTTTTAGTTCTCCAAGCCCATTCTGTGTAAAGTTTATCAACTATATTCATATTATCCTTCTTCTCCATCTTCGAAGTCTATAGGTTCACCACTAAGGTCTTCTCCTCCACCTTCGTCTCCTCCAGCATCATCAGCAGCAAAGTCTTCACCTCCTTCAGCTCCTCCTTCTTCTCCAGGAAAGTCAGCTCCACCGCCTCCTCCAGAAGATCCAAAGTCAGCAGGAGCATCTCCTCCACCTTCTTCACCAGCACCTTTCATAGGAGCCTCTTTGTATAAGATTGCTAGTTTGTCTAATGCTTGTTGGTATTCAGCTATATTAGACAATACGTATCTCTTACCTAATATTTGAGCTTCGAAAGTTTTACCTGTCCATTTTAAAATATAGTCTTGACCATTTTTTAAATTTATTCTAAAAGAAGTGGGTCTAGGTGATATCCAATCTATAGTTGTTACAAACTCTTTGAAGTCTTCAGTCTGTAATTTTATGATAGCACTTTTTAAAGTAGGAAATTTTGCTAATATAGTATCTGTAGCATCTTCTAATACTGTCTCTTCTGGTGCTTCGTTATCTGGTTGTTCTTCTGGTGTAGGTTCTTCATCTTCAACTTCATCAAGCATAGATTCGTTTAAACCTCTGGGTAGGTTAGTGTCTCTTGAAATATCAACTCCTTCACCTTCTAAGTCATCTATCATTCCAGGATCAAAATCTTCTTTAGGAAAGTACATAATAACATTTCCTGCACCATCATCATCTACTATATCGGTAAATCTAGTAGGATGGTATATAGTTTCGATTGTATTTTGAACTGCGTTCAATAAAGCTTTATTCCATTTTTCGACTTTTATATAGTAAAGTCCGTCTGGTGCTTCATTTAGCTCAGATACTACTTCAGCGTATGCTTCTAATATGAGATTTTGTAATTGAGATTTGTTCATCTTATGCATGCTTTTTTACGATGTCAACATGCCCATCTACATAAGCTACTGATGATACAGCTTTACCCATATCCTTCGTTGTTGCTTTTATTTGTGATGCTATGTCTTCTGCTTTCTTAACTTGTGCAGGTGTTGCTTTTTTAGATTTCAGAACACTTTTTTCTAACTTAAATAAACTGTCATTTTCACGAGTCCACTTATCTAACTTAGAACTGTCTAGGTCTTTATCTTTTAGAAGTTTTTTTCTTAGTGCTGTAGCACCTGGGCATATATCAAAATGTTTAGGTTCAACTGCTTCGTTAATACCTTCGTATGGAGCTCCGTCATTTCTTCCGTAGTCACCTCCTCCGGCTCTACCGTATTCGAAAGCAATTTTATAATGCTCTCCAATAAACTCCATTACTTCCATAGCAGCTTCGATTTCATCTCCATCCATCTCCATTGCCATTGCTTTAATCACTTCTATAATATCATCTCCTGAACCTCTAAGTTCGTTCATTTTTTTGAGAGGTACTAAACTACCATCAGCATCATACTTGTGAGGTATGCCATTT